ACTCGCGCGACACGCCGTCAGGTTTGCCAGCTAGGGGGGGTAGATGAAGAACCCGGTCAACCTGCAGGTCTACAAGTCGTTCGCGGCGCGCGTGCTGCTGCTGAGCCCGAACGAGCGGCCGGTCGTCGTGCGCGTCGTTCGTCTCTCTCGCGTGCCCTACCAGCGCGTGCGCGCCGGAGACCGCTTCACAGTCGAGCTTCAGGTGGTCCGCGAGCTCGGGCCGCGGAGGCGCGCGCGTGGGTAGACGTGGGCCGCCACCGAAGCCCACGAAGCTCAAGAAGCTCGAGGGCACGTACCGGAAAGACCGCGACGTCGGGCGCGAACTCGAGCCGCCGCCGGGCGTGCCGGTGCGTCCGAAGTGGCTCGACAGAGAGGCCTGCGCCGAGTGGGACCGCGTCGTTCCCCAGCTCGTTGAGCTGAAGGTGCTCACCGGCCTCGACGGCGCCGCGCTCGAGCGCTACTGCGTTGCGCACTCGAACTGGGTGAAGGCGCAGCGCGACGTGCAGAAGAACGGCGCGGTGCTCAAGAGCCAGTTCGGGCCGATGAAGAATCCGAACGTGAAGATCGCCCAGGACGAGCGCGCCGCGGCGCGGCTGCTCGCCGGCGAGCTCGGCTTGTCGCCCAGCGCGCGCTCACGCGTGAAGGTGCCGGAGAAAACCCCCGACGTCGACGAGACCGAGGGCTTCCTCTTCGGCGGCAAGCCGCGCGTCATCGACGGGGGCAAGGCGTCGTGAGCGAGGCGGCCCGTATCCCCGGCAAGCACGAGAAGCTCTGGCGCGCGCGACACCAGCGCGATCTCCTCGAGGGCGGCACGCGTGGGCTCAGGTTCGACCAGGCCGCGGGGGACCACGCCGTGCAGTTCATCGAGAAATACTGCAAGCACCACAAGGGCGAGTGGGCAGGGAGGCCCCTCATCCTGTCGGACCTGCAGCGGGAGATCTTCAGCCAGATCTTCGGGTGGCTCCGCGCCGACGGAACCCGGCGCTACCGCACCGCATACGTCGAGGTGCCCCGGAAGTTCGGCAAGAGCACGGTCGCCGGCGGCGTCGGCCTCTACCTGACCGTCGCCGACGGTGAGAAAGGCGCCGAGGTCTACAGCTCGGCGACGAAGAAGGACCAGGCGGCTATCTGCTGGCGCGACGCCGGCGCGATGGTGAAGGCGAGTCCACAGCTGAAGCGGTTCGTGAAGGTGATGCGCGGCAACATCAACTGCGAGCGCATGGGGTCCAAGTTCGAACCGCTCGGCGCCGACAGCTCGACGATGGACGGGCTCAACCCTCACGGCAACATCGTCGACGAGCTTCATGCGCATAAAGACCGCGGCGTCTGGGACGTGCTCGATACCGCGATGGGCGCTCGCCGCCAGCCGCTCACGCTCGCGATCACCACCGCCGGCGTCTACGACCCGGAGAGCATCGGCTGGCAGATTCACGACTACGCGACGAAGGTGCTCGAGGGCGTCGTCATCGACGACTCGTTCTTTGCCTTCATTGCCGCGGCGGATGACCCGCCGGCTGACCAGCCCGACTGGTACTTCAGCGAGGCCGCTCAGCGGCAGGCGAACCCCGGCTACGGCGTGAGCCCGAAGGCCGACTACCTCGCGAAGCAAGCCCAGAAGGCGAAGGACCAGCCCAGTTTCTACAACGCCTATCTGCAGCTGCACCTGAACGTCTGGACGCGCACGGTGACCAGGTGGCTCTCGCTCGAGAGATGGGGCGAATGCGAGCTGCCCGTCGTCGACGCCCGCGCGGCCGCGATTGCGCGCGAGTCTCAGCTCGAGAAGCGGGAGTGCTTCGGCGGCCTCGACCTCTCAACGAAACTCGACCTGTCGGCGCTGGTGCTGGCGTTCCCGGGCGAGGGCGACCTCGTCGACCTGGTGTGTCGCTTCTGGCTCCCGGAGGCGACAGTCGCGAAGTACCTCAAGAAGGGCGAACGGCACTACGACACATGGGAGCGCGAGGGCTGGCTCACCGTCACGCCAGGCGACGTCATTGACTACGAGTTCATTCGCGCCGAGGTGAACGCGCTGGCGACGCGGTACTCGCTGCAGGAGCTCGCCTTCGACCCATGGGGCGCGACCGACCTCTCAACCCGCCTGATGGGGGACGGGCTCAAGCTGGTGGAAACGCGGCAGGGCTACAAGACGCTCTCGGAGCCGTCGAAGGACCTCGAGGCGCGCGTCGTCGCGAAGAAGGTCCGGCACGCGCACAACCCCATCTTGCGGTTCTGCGCATCGAACGCGGTGGTGACCTCCGACGCTGCGGGCAACATCAAGCCCGACAAAGAGAAGGCCACGGGCCGCATCGACGGCGTGGTCGCGACCGTGATGGCTCTCAGCCGGCTGATCACCAACAAGGTTGTGAAGAACCCCTACGAGACTGAGGGCTTCTTCCAGCTGTAGGCCCGTGTCTACGTCGTGGGCGAATCTCTCGTCGTGAAAAGCCCTTGGGCCTGGTTCCGCGACATCTTCGCGCGACGTCGCGGTGAGGACCCTCAGCAGCAGGTCATGTTCCAGCTGCCGTACCCGGTCGCTGGGATTCGGCTCACCGCTGAGCAGACGCTCGAGCTGTCGGCGGTCTGGGCCTGCATTCGCATCGTCGCGACGTCGCTCGGCTCGTGCAAGTGGAACATCTACCAGCCGACCGGGCCCGAGAAGCGCCAGCTGCTCTACGACGACCCGACCGCGTGGCTCCTCAACACCCGCCCGAATCCCGACATGACCGCCATCGGCTGGCGCGAGGCGATGGTGATGGTCGCCATGTCGTCGGGCAACAGCTACGCAGAGATCGTCCGCGACGGCGGCAACCGGGTCGCCGCGCTCTACCCCCTCGAAGCCGACCGCGTTCTCGCGAAGCGCGACCCCGAGACGTGGGAACTCTTCTACGAATACACCGCGCCCGGCGGCGAGCAGGTGCGCCTCGCCTCGCGCGACGTGTTTCATCTGCGCGGGCCCGGCCTCCACGGGCTGATGGGCGACAACATCATCGCGCGCGCGGCGAAGTCGCTCGCCGTCGCCGCGGCACAGGAGCGGCACTCCGCCGCGTACTTCGGCCAGGGAGCGAACCCCGGCGGCGTGCTCGAGCTGCCGACAGGCGTGGTGCTCACCGAGAAGCGGAAGGCCGAGCTCAAGGAGGAGTGGGCCGCGAAAAAGCAGGGCCCCGAGAACGCCTACAAGCCGATGATGTTGGAGGCCGGCTGGAAGTGGAACCAGGCGAGCAACGACCCTCAGAAGTCGCAGCTCGTCGAGGCGCGGCAGTTCAGCGTCGAGGAAATCTGCCGGTGGTTCGGCGTGCCCCCGCACAAGGTGCAGCACCTGCTCCACGCGACGTTCTCGAACATCGAGCACCAGAGCATCGAGTTCGTTCGCGATGCGGTGATGCCGTGGGAGCGGGCCATCTGCCAGGAGGCCGACTTCAAGCTCTTCCCTCAGACGCGCGGGCCGTGGCGGTACACCTGCATCGACCTCGAGCCGCTGAAGGAAGGTGATGCGAAGTCGCGCGCCGACGCGGCCGGCATCTGGCGGCAAAACGGCATCAAGACCGCGAACGAGATTCGCGAGCGCGAGGGGATGAACGACGTCGGCCCCGAGGGCGACGTGCTGCTCGTGCAGTCGAACCTCACCACGATCGCGAACATCATGAACCCGCCCGCGAAGGTCGCGCCCTCACCCGCTCCCGCCGACCCCGCCAGCACAGAAGACGCTGCGGCCGCGGTCGCCCGCGCAGCCGTCACCGCCTTCGTGGTGACCGCGCTCGAGCGCTACGCGCGCCGCCTGCAGAACCGACGCAACGACCTCGCGAAGCGGAAGCCGCCCGACCAGGTCGAGGGTGCGCTGGCGGAAGAGCGCGCGCGCCTGCTCCCCCGCCTAGTCGAGGAGCTGGCGCCGGCGGCGCCGTTCGCCGCGCTGGCCCTGGGCCGTGGGCTCGAGCGGTCGGACCTGCAGCTTGCCGCCGAGCTCGTCGATGCAGGTCACGCGCCCGCGGCGGCCGCGGCGCGCGCGCTGCCCGCGTCATGTCCACGCCCCGGGTGAGTCTTCCCCTCGTGACTGTTCAGCGCTCACTCCTCAAGGCGGCCCAGATCGCGGCGAAGTTCACCGCCGATCTCGCCGAGCGCGGCCCACTGCCGACGCTCTTCGCGAAGAAGAACGACACCGAGGGCGAGCTCTGGATCTACGACGTCATCGCCGAGGACGGTTGGGGCGGCATCAGCGCGAAGTCAGTCGTCGACGCGCTGGCTGCACTCAAGGGCGTGAAGAAGCTCACCGTGCGCATCAACAGCCCGGGCGGCTCGGTGTTCGAGGCGGCGGCGATCATCACGAACCTCCAGAACTTCGACGCCGAGAAGGTGGTCACCATCGACGGCATCGCGGCGAGCGCAGCCACGTACATCGCGATGGCCGGAGACCGCATCGTCACCGCCGCGCATGCGACGTGGATGGTGCACGAGGCTTCGGGCTTCGCTTACGGCCGCGCCGAGGACATGCGCGCGACGGCGGAGCTGCTCGACAAAATCAACCGGACCATGGCTGAGACGTACGCCCGCCAGACCGGCAAGAGCGTCGACGAGATGCTCAAGGTGATGGCCGACGAGACGTGGATGACCGCACAAGAAGCGCTCGATGCGGGCTTCACGGACGAGGTCCTCACGCCCGCGCCCGTCGAAGAGGAGCCGGCCGAGCCGTCGACGGCCACGAAGCGCGCCCTCGCCGCGGCGATGTCGACCGACGATCGCCTCCGTTCCATCCTCCAGGCGCGTCGCCTCGAGGAGATTTCCGGTCGGGCCAGCCCGATCGCCGTGCGCGGCCAGCCGCGCCCCACCCGCAGCTCACCCTGAGGTTCCACGCCATGAAGTCCGTCAAGCAGACCCTGACCCCGCTGTTCGTTCTCGCCCTCTCTGGCCACGGCATCTTCGCCGGCCCGGCGCCCGTGCCCGGCAACAAGACCCCGCCGGTTCCGCCGCCTCCTCAGGAGGCCGACTCGCTCGAGGACCTGCAGGCGAAGATGGTCGAGATTCACGAGCAGCAGGAATCGGTTCGCGCCACCGCCGACAAGGAGCAGCGCCGTCTCGACGAGAAGGAGCTCGCGCAGCTCGAGGAACTGGCCGACCAGTTCGACGCCCTCGATGACGAGGTGAAGGCGCGGGAACGCATGCTCGCCCAGAAGGAGAAGCTCACCCGGCCTGCGCCGCGCAAGGTGCCGCCGACGGACCTGCCCGAGGCGGGCGGGCGTCAGCGCATCACCGGCGGTGAAGCGGTCGGCGCGACCCGCAACAGCTGGGGCTTCCGCAGCCTCGGAGAGTTCTGCAAGGTCGTCGCGTCTGGCGAGGCCCGCGCTGACCCGCGCATTCAGGCCGCGGCGACCACGTACGGCAACGAGACGACGCTCGCCGACGGTGGTTTCGCGGTGCCCCCTGACTTCCGTGAGAACATCGTGAAGAAGGTGGCCGGCGAGGACAGCCTGCTGTCGCGCACCGACCAACAGTTCACCTCGAGCGACCGCATCACCGTGCCGCTCGACAACACCACCCCGTGGCAGGAGACCGGCGGCATTCAGGTCTACTGGGACAACGAAGCGGCCGCGATGACGCCGAGCAAGCCGGCGCTCGAGCAGCTCGAGTGCAAGGCGAACCGCATGACCGCGCTGGTGCCGGTCACTGAGGAACTGATGGCCGACGCTCCGTCGCTGACCCGCTACCTGCCGGGCAAGGTCGCCGACAAGTTCACCTCGAAGATCAACCGAGCCATCATCCAGGGCGACGGCGTCGCGAAGCCGAAGGGCCTGCTGAGCTCGGCCTCGAAGATCGCCGTCGACGAGGAGACCGACCAGGACGCCGACACCATCCTCTTCGCGAACATCGCGAAGATGTGGTCGCGGCTCTACGCGCCCCTGCGCGCGGGAGCGATCTGGCTCATCAACCAGGACGTCGAGCCGCAGCTGTACGGCATGACCGTGCCGGGCTCGCAGCCGGCGTTCCCGGCCTACCTGCCGCCGGGCGGGCTCTCCGGCGCGATGTACGGCACCCTGATGGGTCGCCCGGTCATCGCGCAGGAATTCTGCAAGACGGTCGGCACCGAGGGTGACGTCATTCTCACCAACCTCTCGTCGTACCTGTCGGTGCAGAAGGTCGGCGGGCTGCGCAGCGACGTCTCGATTCACCTCTACTTCGATCAGAACATCGTCGCGTTCCGCTTCGTGATGCGGATGGGTGGCCAGTCGTGGTGGAGCCAGCCGGCCGAGCGTGCCGAGGGCAACAACACGCTCTCGAACATCATCACGATCGCCACGCGCGCCGGCTAGACCGCCGGTAGCGTTCTTTGACGGGGCTCGCTGCCAGGCGCGCAGCGGGCCCCGTTTCTTTTGGCCGCGAGTACCTGTCCACGCGTCGAGAGAGAGTGCCGCCATCTCGAATCTGGGAGTCACCGAACCATGAGCTCCGCCGTCAAGAAGGCCCTCGTCCCCACCGTCGCCGACATTCCGCCGCAGTCGATCGCCGCGGCGGGCAACGCCGTCTCGGGCTGGGTCGACGCCAGCGAAGCCTCGGCCTTCATCGCGCGCGCGAATCTCGGCGCGCTTGGCGGCGGCACCGTCACCCTCTCCTTCGAGCAGGCCTCGGCCGACTCCGAAGGCGCGGTCGACGCCGGCACCGCGAAGGCGCTCACCGGCGGCGGAGCGAGCGCGGTGAACGACGCCAACATCGAGGTCGACCTCGAGCCCGGCACGCTCGACCACAAGAACGGCTTCAAGTTCTTCCGCGCGAAGCTCGCGGTCGTCGGCGGCAGCGGCGCGCTGAGCTCGGCGATCGTCGAAGCCACCGGCCTCCGCTTCACCGACCAGTAAGAAAGGGCCGGACCATGCAGATTCGCAAGGAAGTGGTCCCGCTGGTCGCCAAGGTTCGGCCCCAGCAGCTCGGCATCGAAGACGTCGCGGTATCTGCGTGGCTCGACGTCTCGCAGATGGATGCGGTGCAGACCCTCGCGCAGGCCGGCGCCGTCGATGGCGGAATCGTCACCGTGACCTTCGAACAGACGAAGCCCGATGCCGCCGGCGCCGCCGACGAGGGCGCGAAGGTGCCCCTCGAGACGTGGGCCGGAGGCACGCTGGAAGCCGACGGCGCCACCCTACAGGTCGACAACGACCCCGGCCAGCTGAACACCGCCGAGGGCTTCAAGTTCGTCCGCATGGTGATGACCTCCGACGATGGCGCCGAAGCTGGCCCAACCTGCTCGGGAGCTATGCTCGCCCTCTCGCCGCGGTACACCGATTCCGTGACGGCGATCGGCGCTGACACCCCCGGAGCTGGCCCCGTCATCGAGCCGTAAGGAGACCGAGCGCCTATGCCGGCCCGGCTCACCGTGGGCCCCACCGAGGAGCCCGTTTCGCTCGACGAGGCGAAGAACCAGCTTCGCCTCGAGACGAACGCCGATGATGACCGCGTAGGCGCGCTCATCACCGCGGCGCGGCAGTACGTCGAGGAGCGGTGCTGGCGCGGGCTGACTCAGCAGACGTGGGAGCTGGTGCTCGACGGCTTCTGGATGCCGAGCACGCTCGAGCTGCCTTACACCCGCGGCCGCGTCGACTCCCCCATCAAGCTGCAGATGGGTGGCCTCGCAGAGCTCGCTGAAGACGCGCCAGCGGTGACGTCGGTGAAGTACATCGACGAGAACGGCGTCGAGCGCACGCTCGCGACCACCGAATACAGCATCGACAATGTGTCGGCACCGGCCCGCATCCTCCCCGCCTTCGGCAAGAGCTGGCCGTCGACTCGGAGGCAGTGGGACGCGGTCCGCATCACCTACGTGGTGGGCTGGACCATCGACGACATCCCTGAGCCGCTGAAACAGGCGGTGCTGCTCGCGCTCACCGAGATGTACGAGAAGCGCACCCCGGAGATTGGCGAGATGCCGGCGGTGGTGGCGCTCATCAGCCCCTACCAGCTGAACCAGGTGGGCTGATGCTGAACCTCGGGGAGATGCGGTTTCACGTGCGCATCGAGCGTCCGAGCGCCGAGCAAGGCCCGAGCGGGCAGCCGGTCGACGAGTGGCTCCTGTTCGCCGCGCGCCGTGCCGCGCGCAAGGCCGGCGCGATCGGCAGCGAAGCCATGGCTCCCCAGCAGCGGTTCGCACGCGCCCCGGTGCTCTGGAAGCTGCGCTGGCTCGCCGGGGTCGAGGGGCACACCGAGATGCGCCTGGTCAGCGACGGGAAGGTCTACGAAATCATTTCGGCCGTCGACCCCGACGGCTTGAAGGCCGAGCTCCACATCAACTCGCTCGAGCGCGTGGGCGAGATGCCGTGAGCGCCGCCTTCAAGATCATCGGCATGGACAAGCTGCTCAAGCAGCTCGACCAGCTCGAGGCCGAGCTCGCGCTCAAGGCCATCGCCGCCGCGGCGCGCGTCGCGTTCAAGCCGGTGCTCGATACCGCGAAGCTGCTCGTCCCGAGGGACAGCGGCGAGCTCGCCGACTCCATCAAGCTGCGCCTCGAGAAGCCGAAGGGGAGCGAGACGGTCATCAAGGTCGGGCTGATGATCGGCAAGAGCAGCAAGGCCCGTCAGGCGAAGGCTGCCGCGGCTGCCTTCGGTGAAGCGCAGAGCGGGCGGGTCCCCGCGGCGCGGCGCTGGCACTTCATCGAGCTGGGGACCTCCCACCAGGCCGCGCATCCCTACTTACGGCCCGCGCTCGATCAGAACGCCGGCGCCGTGCTCGAGATTCTGAAGGCGGAGCTGCTCAAGCAGATTCACAAGGTGGCAAAATGAGCCCGGCCCAGGCAGTTCGCGAGGTGCTGGAGGCCGCCGTCGCAGTGACGGCGATCGTCACGACCCGCATCTACCCGGCACGCGCGCCCGACCGAGCGCCGGCGCCGTTCGTGGTGGTGACCGGCGTCTCAGAGGTCCCTCAGGCCACCTTCGAGGCCAGCACCGCCGCAACGCTGAGGGAGTCCCGGGTGCAGGTCGACTGCTACCACAAGCAGCACGACCAGGCGCACGCGCTCGCCGAGGCGGCGGAAGACGCTCTCGAGGCGGAGGCCTCGGCGGACGGGCTGCGGGCGTTCAAGATCGACAGCCGGGACTCTTTCGAAGACGACACTCAGCTTCACCGCGTGCAGATGGACTTCAGCATCTGGCGCGGCCGGTGACCGCGGGCTGTCCACGCCCACCCTGATGCTGCGCCTCCATGGGCACTCCCACGAAGGCGAAGAGCACCAAGTTCACGAAGATCTACGCCGGCTCCACCGACGCCCCCGCGGGCTGGATCAAGATCGGCGAGGTCGTTTCGTTCGATGGCCCGAACGGGACCGCGCCGACCATCGACGCGTCGAACTTCGACAGCGAAGAGGCTGAGTTCATCCCCGGCCTCAGCGTGCCTGGCGAGTTCCAGTTCGCGATGAACTTCGTCGGCAGCGACCAGGGCCAGCAGCAGCTCGACGAGGACCGCGTCAATCTCGTGCGCCGCTACTACAAGCTCGAGTTCGCCGACCATGACACCGAGCCTTCGACGCGCGTCTTCCTCGCCGGCGTCACCATGTACTCGACGTCGGGCGCGACCGCCGGCAAGTACGACGCGAAGGCGGCGCTGAAGATCTCCGGCAAGGTCACCAAGACCCACCGGCCGAGCTGATTTCCACCACCCAGGAGACCTGAACCATGTCGACCCTCACCGTCACCGAGTGCGCCCGTACGGGCCTCGCCCTCGCCCTCTCGGGCGGGACCGCCGCGGCCAACGGCGACCAGTGGCTCAACACCGGCCGCGAGGTCCTGGTCATCACGAACGGAGACTCGGGCGCGCACAACGTCTCGGTCGACGTTCAGGCGGAGCCCGACGGCAAGGAGGTCACCGAGCGCCAGGTCAGCGTCGTCAACGCGACCACCAAGGTCCTCGGGCCCTTCCCGCCCAACATCTACAACGATGCCGGCGGCTACGCGCACATCACCTACGCGGCCCTGACGGCGATGAAGGTTCAGGTCGTCCGCATTCCGACCAGCTGAAGGAGACACGAACATGGCACTGCTCACCGTCGAGAAGTTCTCCCGCGCCGGCATCGCGTCGGTCGCGGGCACCACCGTGGCCGCTGCGGCCGGCGGGGACCGCTTCGTCAACACCGGCAAGGAGGTGCTCGTCGTCCTGAACTCCTCCGGCGGCCCGATCGACGTCACGGCCGAGACGACCGTCACGGTCGACGGTCAGGCCGTCGCCGACAACG